AGTGTACTGGAGCAAACATAATGGCTGGATACATTGGATCGAAATCCTCGGTCACACAGGTAGACGGGTACAACAGAACAGAAGCTGATGCTGAGTTTGTCAATGACCCTAACTCTGTCATTACTGTCAGCGGCTCGAATGTCGGGATTAACACGAGTTCGCCAAGTGCTAAATTAGAAATTTCTCATGTTGCCGATAATCGTGGTGGTATAAAAGTAACGACTTCAAACAATACAGGACCATCGGAGCAGGGCGGTTTTCTTGCTTTAGGGGGTAATAACACTGGTGTTTTTGTTGGAACCAACGGTGCATCTTATACTACTGGCGGTATAGGTACTGCGAACGAAGCTACGATTTATTCTGTTGGCAATGTAGGACTTGCATTTGGAACAAACACAACAGAACGTATGCGCATCGACAGCAGCGGTAATCTGTTGGTGGGGACTACTAATATCACACCTTCAATCAATGCTGTTGAGGGTATTGCATTATCCGCTGGAAGTTATGGAGGCCGTTTAGAGGCTTGTCGTGATGGTAGTGCGGCTGTTTCGTTTGGTCGCTTAACGTCAGATGGCGACATCATGGACTTTAAAAAAGACGGCACCACGGTGGGGAGTATTGGGGTTAAAGGGCGTATTTACATTACAAACTCAGATGGAACTGCGGGTTTGGCGTTCTGGGACGGCGGCTCAGTATATCCAGTAAATGCGGACGGAACTGACAGTGATAATGACCAAGATTTAGGAGTTTCGTCTGTCCGCTTCGATGACATCTACGCCACCAACGGCACCATCCAAACATCTGACCGAAACGAGAAGCAAGACATCGAAGTTCTCTCTGATGCTGAACAACGTGTAGCTGTAGCTTGCAAGGGTCTACTCCGTAAGTTCCGCTGGCAGGATGCTGTAGCTGAGAAGGGTGACGATGCCCGTATCCACTTCGGCATTATCGCACAGGACTTGCAGGATGCTTTCGCTGCTGAGGGCTTGGATGCTGGGCGCTACGCCATGTTTATCTCTAGCACTTGGTGGGAGGCACAGACTGAAGTTCCTGCTGTTGAGGCTGTTGATGCTGTCTACGAAGATGTTGTCATCCCGGCTGTACTTGACGAAGAGGGCAATGAGCTTGAGGCTGAACGTACAGAGCAGCAGCTTGTCACTGAAGCTGTAGAAGCCAAAGAAGCATACACCCGCACAGACACATATGAGACACAGGCAGAAGCACCAGAGGGAGCAACAGAACGCACCCGACTTGGTGTCCGATACCCTGAGCTTCTCGCATTCATTATAGGAGCTATGTAATATGGCAGGCTACATCGGCACACAGCCAGTACCACAGGCTACCCAGACCCGTGACAGCTTCACTTGCACAGCAGGTCAGACATCCTTTGCTACTTCAGGATATACCCCTGGCTTTCTAGACGTGTACCTGAACGGTATTAAGCTGGCAGCGGCTGACTACACAGCAAGCAACGGTAGTGACGTTGTACTGGCCTCTGGTGCTGCCCTAGACGATATACTTGAGGTTGTTGCTTACACATCGTTTGAAGTTGTCACCGACACAGTTACAAATGCTGGTACTGTACTTAACCTTGACCGTACAGGCTCAGACGGGACAATCCTCGATCTGAAGAAAGACGGCACCACGGTAGGGAGTATTGGGACTTCTTCAAATACTGAAATTACCTTGGCAGGTTTGGATGCGGGTATTGGGATTATTGACCACGCAGTTGTGCCTACTCAGGGTGATGGACTTTTATATAGAAACGACAATGAAGTAGACCTTGGGCGCAGTGATACACGCTTCAAAGACCTCTACCTATCAGGCGGTGTTTACCTTGGCGGCACTGGGTCGGCTAATAAGCTGGATGACTATGAGGAGGGGACTTTTACTCCTGTGCTATACGGTGGTTCTGTAGACCCATCTGTTGCATATACAGTTCAGGCTGGGTCTTACACAAAAGTTGGAAACATTGTTACTGTTCTTGTTGACGTTAGATGGTCTTCCCAAAGTGGTGGCTCTGGTGTTGCAATTATAGGAGGTCTGCCATTTTCGTCGGTACCCAATTATAGTTATTGTGCAATAGGCGAAAAGAGTGCGTCGTGGAGCTATTCAACTTACACTCAGTACACCGCAAGCATTATTAACAACGATCAGGCTCGTGTTCTTGTTAGTGCAAATGGATTAGGTTCTGCCGAATTTCCAATAACGTCTTTGGGGACTGGGAGTGGATACATCATCTTCAGTCTTACCTACAAAACTAACGCCTAACCACCCCTGTTGGATCACAGGGTAGTCAGTCCTAAGTGAGTTCGCAAGCTCACTAACACCATCACAGGAGATAAACGATGGCCTTAACAGAAGAAACAGTACAAGACAAAATCGAGATCGTAGGCGACTTCAAGCACATCCAAGTGCGTACAGCCACGGTCATCAAGCGTGACGATGTAGAGATCAGCCGATCCTTCTCACGCCATGTCGTTGCACCTGACGCAGACATCACAGGTGAAAGTGCAGAGGTTCAAGCCATCTGTGCTGCCGTACACACACAAGCGGTTAAGGATGCCTACGCCGCCCATATCGCTGCGCAGGAGGTATAATCCATGAGCAAGGCACGAGGATTAGCAGACTTAGGTAACGTCTATGACGATGGTGCCTTGTCGAACCGCTCACTCATAATCAATGGGGCGATGACCGTGGCACAGCGTGGTAATAGCACTGGTGTAACTGCAACAGGTTATTACGGGCCAGATCGCTTTCAATTTAATGAAAGTGGTAGGGATCAATTTCAAGTGAGCATATCTCAGGCTTCCGATGGTCCAGAAGGTTTTGCCAATTCTTGGAAAATGGAAACAACTACCGTTGAAACTGCGGTCGATGCCACAGAGTATGTTCTTTGCATTCAACGAATGGAAGGGCAAAATTTACAACACTTAAAATATGGAACCTCTAACGCACAACAAGTAACGGCCTCTTTTTGGGTTAAGTCCTCTGTTGCTGCGGATTATGGTATCTATATGTATTCGGGTGATGGTGTTCGAATTATTGGATCAACCTATACAATCAATTCTGCAAACACTTGGGAATACAAAACAGTAACCTTTGCTGGGGATACTGGTGGCACTCTTAATGACGATAATGGAGATGCTTTGTACCTAGGTTTTGTTCTTGCGGCTGGTTCTAATATGTCCGACACAGACAATACTTCTTGGAGTGCGTATGCGTCAGGCAAACTTGCTTTTGGTCATACTGCTAATGCTCTATTAACAACTGCTAACGCCACATGGCAAATCACAGGCGTCCAACTAGAAGTAGGCGACACAGCCACACCCTTCGAGCATCGGTCGTACTCTGATGAGATTCAGAGGTGCATGAGGTATTATGAGAAACAAACATTTTCTGGCGGTTATCAGTTTGTTTGCAACTCAATTAATACCAACACAACGCAGGTAGAGGGTTTTATACCTTTTATGGTTGAGAAAAGGGCATCTCCTACAATTACATCCTCTGCGGCTAGCACATGGCGTGTTAATGCTCTTGTTAATGACGCAACTGCAAGCGGGATAAATTGGTTCACAGGGACGCCCTATGGAGTTCGAGGTCAGTGGACACGAAGTAGTGGGACGCATACCATGAGAGAAGCTAGTTACATTAATGTAGAAAATGCTTCCCCTAATGAAGCGTATGTGAACCTTGATGCGGAGTTATAATCATGGATAATATGAATATCACATCAGCGCAGTACAGCACTGACATGTCAGGCACCAACTCATCCATCCGTGCCACCATAGACGGGCAGGAACTATCCGTCCCCCTAGACCCAGCCAACCGCCACTACGCAGAGATCATGCGGCAGGTCGAGGCTGGTGAGTTAACCATTCAGGATGCAGTGTAAACATTGGCAACCCTAGATCAAATCAGACAGGCAGCTGAGAGTGACCTTGTCACCTTCATTAAGCTGGTAGCACCTGAGCAGGTCTTAGGTCAGTGCCATGAGGACGTGTGTAACTGGTGGACTCGACAGGACCACAAGACCCACCAGCTACTCCTCTTCCCTCGTGACCACGGAAAGTCAAGATTAATTGCTTATCGTGTCGCTTGGGAGTTGACAAAGAACCCTACACTTCGTATACTATACATATCTGCTACAGCTAACTTGGCGGAGAAGCAGCTAGGTTTTATCAAAGGTATTCTAACGTCTGAGACTTATAGTCGTTATTGGCCTGACCACGTACACCAAGAAGATGGTAAACGTACTCGATGGACTAACTCAGAGATTATGTTAGACCACCCAGACCGTAAGAAAGAGAATGTACGTGACCCGTCTGTCTTTACTGGTGGCCTCACTACTTCTCTTACAGGGATGCACTGTGACATTGCAGTTCTAGATGATGTTGTTGTTTACGAGAATGCTTACACAGGCGAAGGTAGAAACAAAGTTAAGAGCCAATACTCTCTCTTGTCATCTATCGAAGGTGCCGATGCTAAGGAATGGGTCGTAGGCACCAGATACCACCCAGCAGACTTGTACAATGATCTACTCCAAATGGTAGAGGATCAGTACGATAACGAAGGTAACAAGATAGGCGAAGAGAATATCTATGAGGTATTCGAAAGGCCAGTAGAAGACAACGGTGATGGTACAGGTCAGATGTTGTGGCCTCGTAGTCAACGTAAAGACGGTAAGTGGTTTGGTTTTGACATTAAGGTCTTGGCTAAGAAACGTGGGCAGTACTTGGATAAAGGACAGTTCCGAGCACAGTACTACAATGACCCAAGTGACCCAGACAACGTACCTGTAAGCTCAGACAAGTTTCAGTACTATGACCGTAAGCACCTTAAGCAAGACAATGGTTACTGGTTCTATAAAGATAATAAACTGAACGTCTATGCCGCAGTTGACTTTGCCTTTAGCCTTTCCAAGAAGGCTGACTACACAGCCATCGTTGTCATAGGGATTGATGCAGAGAACAATGTATACGTCTTAGACATCGACAGGTTTAAGACAGACCGTATCTCTGAGTACTTTGACCACATCTTTCATTTGTCAACCAAGTGGTCTTTCCGTAAGCTCAGGGCTGAAACTACAGTAGCTCAGGTAGCTATCGTTAAACAGTTAAAAGAGTTAGTCAAGCAACACGGTCTCTCGATAAGCATCGAGGAGTTTAGACCTAACAAGAACCAAGGTAATAAGCAGGAACGTATAGCCTCGGCTTTAGAACCTAGGTATGACAACCTTAGTATGTGGCACTACAGAGGTGGTAACACTCAAGTACTAGAAGAAGAGTTGTCATCCCGTAACCCACCACACGATGACGTTATTGACGCTTTGGCATCTGTGGTAGACATGGCTATTAAACCTGCACGTACTGTACGTAGACAAAAAGATAATGTCGTACAGTTTAACTCAAGATTTGGTGGAGTCTCCTTCTAATGGCTGGAACAACGATTGACCTGCAAACTATAATTGACCCACACGTATTGGCTGTGGACATTGCTGACCGTTGG